ACTTTGTCTTCTATTTAGTAGGTTAGAAATTAACGCCTGAAGCTTCTAAGTGTGTATACTTCCAAGTCACAGCAAATTCTTCAATAGCATCATTTGAACTCATGTCCAATCCAATTTCTGCGATAGTTGTTGGAAAACAATTTCTAAGGATATATGTCTTTAGAATTGTATCATCTCTATCTAACTGTTCTACTTGTAAATCAGTTTGGAAATCAGCAGGATTAGTAAGTCCAGTATTATTTGCGAAATCATTAATTCCGTTTGACCAGTTCTCCATTGCATTTCTTATCATAAAGTCTGTGTCATTATAGAAAGTTGTTGACCAATCGCCTGGGTCTGGTCTATCGCCAGGATAAAATACATTTCTTCCTCTAAATGGTACAGGAATAAATGCCATTTCAATACTTGGAATAGCTGCAGCCTTTACTAGAAAAGAAGTTCTACGAACATCTAATCCAATTGCAATGCCTGGTGGAGGAGTAACAGTTATCCTAAATTGGTTGGCTCTTGCACCACCACCGATTAAATTTGCTTTAAAGTCATCTATTTGTGCCATGATTAACCTCCTACCTCACTAAACGCAACCCCAGTTCTTACTGCGATAAAGTTTAGTGTTATGAAATTGATTGACCTAGCAGGTTTGATATAGATGTCTGCAATAAATTCGTTTCTATCAATGACTTCTCCAGTATTGTTAGTATCATCACACTTTAAACTAAAGTCTGAAATACCTCGTCTACCTTGAATATCCCTCAAGAAAGGTTCTACTAAGTTTCTAAATTGTGCTCTTGTAAATGCATCATTGAACTCAAAGAGTTGAAACTTAGCTGCAGTTGCAATTGCTTTTTCTAGAAGTAAGAATAAACGTCTTACGTTAATTCTATCAAACGCACTTGGTTTTGTTAATGCAGTCTTATCTCCAAAGAGTACAACTCCTTGGCCTGGAAAGTTAGTTACAGGGTTAACTCGTTTCTTATAAAGTTGATCTCTTTCAGCCTTTTGTGGGTTGTAAGACAACTTAATTGCACCACGAATATTTCCTCTGTTAAATCCAGCAGGAGAGAAGAAACTATCTGCAATATTATCTGTAAATGCACATAGTCCAGCAATGTCTGCGTTTAATGGAACAAATCTGTATACATCAGAATACTTATCGTACATATACTTGTAACCACTATCGAAAACCATGTAAGATGAACTTGGACATAAGTCAAAGGCATCAACAACATTTTTCGTTGCAGTAAGTGAAGATGCGATACCAACTGTTGCACCACGATATGGAGAAACAAATCCCACACAATCTCTACGCAATTCACAAAGCGCAGTAATCATTGTTACATGAGTGTCCATGTTTGCAGCTGTATCAGCAGCAATACTTGATGAACCACCAATAACTAGATTGATATCTAATGATTCTGTATCAGCAAACTTATCATATGCAAGTGCGATTTCACCATTTGTTGTAGCATAATCGTCTGTTCCACCAGTTAATGTAGAAACATCAATACCAGATACTAATGTGTAATCTGTACCAGATGCAATGTCTGTTCCCCAGTTAGAACCAGCAGCAAGATGGTCTGTCCAGTAGATAAACCCAGATTGTGCAAAGATAACATCTGAATAATAGTTGTTAGAACCTTGTGCAGTTTTACCATTAGGGTTCTTTGACATATTTGCAAATCTTTCGATTACTGCAGCTGTTCTTTGTCCAACAACACCAACAGCACTTCCTGTGATATCACCAACTGTGTCATATACTGCAACATGGATTTCATCTTTTTCTCCACGAGCATTTGCGATTGACCAAGAAGATGTTCCAGGCGCTTCATCAAATAAGTCAGAAAATCTCCAACGTCTTGTGATAAGCGAGTTGTCTGGAATTACAGTTTGTAGTCCAGCACCAGCAGGGTCATCAAGTAAACGAATTGTTAAAGTTTCACTTGAAATAGCAGTTACTTCGTATTCCTCACCTTTTGATTCTACTTGTGTATCTTTTGAAAATACAAGAGGTATGTCGTTTGCAACTATAATTGATTTATCAAGAACAAGGTTCTGTTGGTCAGTTATTGTTGCAACTTTAACAACTACATCTCCGTCTGATATACCAGCACCGAGTACTCTATCTCCAACTACGATTGTACCAGAGTTTCCGTCAACTACTAAGTTTTTAGTAGCAACTGTGATTGCACCAGCAACTGTTGCAACAACAGCTGAAGCAGTTTGGAAAGAAATGATATCACCGATTGCGATTGTAGCATCAGTTGCATCTTGGTTATCTACTGTAATTGATAAGTCACCAACTGCACCAGCACCATTTACTAAGTTTAGTGAACCTAATGGTTGTGCAAACGCTCTTGCACTTGGACAGATATCAACACCAAGTGAGTTACCATGTGTTCCAGCAGTCCTTGCGGCCCATTCTCCATGAGAACCAGATCCATCTTCAAAAGATGCTTGATAGTGGTCGTCATCACGAATGAGAATACCAGAGTTTGCACCAGCATTTAAAATACCAGAAGCAGCTCTAACTACTTTTAAATTATCTGCATATTGTAGAAAGTTTGTAGCGGTAAAAAATGTTTCAAAATTACTTGAATTTGGTTTACCGAATACTTGTACCAGTTGTTCTTCTGAAGTAATTGTTGTTACTGAAGAAACTGGCCCTTTTTGAAACGCACCGGCGATTGCACCAACAGAGGTTGCAACAGCTGGAACTACATTCGTTAAATCTACTTCTCTGACACTAACGCCAGGCGAGACTAAAAATGACATAATTCTTGCTCCTTAATCTAGAGATTACTCTTTTTGTTAATAGTATTTATAAAAACTAAGTTTCTAAAAACTGTGTTTTATATGTTGTAAAACTTATAAATACATGTATGGTAAATAAACATTACGAAAAATATAAAGAAACTATTAAAAAGGTAGCTCGTAGGAACTATCAAAAAAGAGTATCTTGGTTAAATAATCATCTTGGTGACGAATTTTGTATTCATTGTGGTGAAAGTGAAACTGTGTGCCTTAAACTTTATCCACATGATGTATTAATTCGTAAACAAGCAAAACGTGTTGGTACTAATAACGAAAGTAGAAAAGAAGTGCATAAATTAATGAATCAATGTAAAGTTGTTTGTTTTAATTGTTGGATAAAACTTGACAATGATTTAATTGAGTTTCTTTAATAACTGCATACTATCTATAATTTTACAAAGTTTAACTTAGTTACCAATTAGAGTCATAATCTCTAACGATTGGACTCCATTTTGTTCCGTATTCGTCTACCATAGTACCTAAGTTTTCATCTTCTAATCCATTAACTTGAAATCCAAATGGAGCCATATCTTGATCTAGTTGATCTTGATTTTCTCTATACATCTGTTCTCTAATATCATTGTTTGTAAGTTCTTTGAAATATGTCTGGTCTGTTACCCACGCAAAGATAAACAAACACGCAACCATATCATCATGGCATCTGTCGTCTGCTTCAAAAGATGAACCTTTAGAAATAAATGTAGATAGTTCATTGATTGTATCAAAATCTTCTACGATAAGTTTATTATCTTCAATCAATTGTTTTAGATTAGAACACCCTATTTTTTTAACCGCTTTAGTTGTTCTTACACCCAACTGAGCTCTACCACCAGAGAAACCACCACCCAAGATTTGTCCAGCACGACCACGCATAGATGCCATAATAAGGTTATCGTATTCCATATCAAACTGCATTGCGTTAGCAACCTGTTCTCCAATATCATTTACTTCAATCAAAACAAATGCCATGTTATATGCCTTTGCAACTTGATATATTTTCTGTGGAAACAACAGGGGTTTTATTTCGTTATCTCTGTACTTTGCAACCATCTTGTACGGAACTTCTGTAACATCAAATACAATGTACGCTGAGAAGTCGTTAGCTACTCCTCTGGCGACATCAGCAGTCAATAGGTAGGTATTACCCTCCTTTGGTTGTACATAGACATCTAATCCAGCATTCGACTGAATTGGAGTTCTATATGTCAAACTTTTTAACTTTGCCGAAGATATAAGTGTGTCAATAGAACCAAGAAACTCACACTCAAATTCTGTGTTAAATTGTTGTTCACTTGTGTTTGCAATAGTTTCCTTTTTCCATTTATCATCTCGGCCTGGCACTTCACTCCAGTGAACCTCTATAGGAATATAACTATTTCTTCCTTCCTCTGCATCTACCCATAGTTTGTAAAACATATTCATACCATGAGGTGTGCTTACTATCATTACTTTTGTAGTTTTACCTGATGAGATGGTAGGATATACAGAACTAAAAAATTGTTCAGCAACATTGGATGGTACATACGCAAACTCATCAAGGAAGATAATGTTATAAGAACCACCACGAACCGCACTTGCAGAAGTAGAAGATGCAAGTATTTTAGAACCATTTTCTAATTCTAAAGAACCCTTGTTCCAAGACATAACTCCTTGTTGTAACCAATTGGGTAAATTTTCATACGCAAGTTGTAGTCTGCCTAACAAATCTCTTGCAGTTGAAGCTTTGTTTGCGAGGATTGCAATATTAACACTATCGTTAAATAATGCATAGTGTAATAAATATGAGATCATAATAGTAGACTTACCAGATTGTCTTGGTAGTTTACAAATGGTAAAGCGATTGTTATGAAATGTTCCAACCATTTCTTTTTGGAAGTCGTACATTTTGAAAGGAACTAAACCTTCATCAAGA